AGGTGATGATGCAGTGCTTGCTTATCAAACTTACTATATAGTTGAGAAGTCAGGTTTTGCAAAGTGGAAACGCAGAGATATACCGGAGTGGTTCAATGCAGAGAGAGAGTTATTGGGATTACATGGGACGGCGAATGCGTGAAGATAAAGTGGTTACTACCAGACCGGGAACCCGCACCGGCTTGACTAGCATCGAACGAGATTTGTATCTACGAATAGAAGAACTAGAACGTAAGGTGGCAGCTCTTGGCAGTCATCCTCAACAATTGGAGATGGAAATATAATGCCAACCTATACATTTTATGATAGCAAGACAGAAGAGCAATGGGATGACATGATGTCAAATTCTGAACGTGAAGTTTATCTCAAAAACAATCCCGAAATAAGTCAGGTTCCCGGCGGGTTTATTGTTGTTGGTGACCATATTATGGGCGCAGGTCCAAAGGTAGATGGCGGGTTCACTGAGAACATGCAACGAATTGCTGGGGCACATCCTGGCTCTCCTCTTGCAGATAGGTTTGGCGGTAGCACACAAACTCATAAAGAAATCAAAACGAGAAACGCAATTAGTAAACATGCAAAGACAGTTGCTCGTGATGGTTTCTCTGCAAATAGAAAGAAATCATTATAGTAAAAAACATAATGTATTTTAGTATAAATAGAATTGATGCGGCCGAGAAATCAAACTTCAGCACTGATGCACAGCGTCAATGGAAGCTGGGAAGTCACTCCGGCTATGCGTCAGAGAGGGGGCCCATTTGGAACCCCCTCTCCCCCAATTTTTAAGGATATATAATGGCAAGCGCTAAGAAGAAGAACAAAGAGATCAACCACACCAATCTGGTGGCAGTTAAACCCATTACTGATAATCAGAAGGTGGTGTTTGAGTCGTTCAAGAAGGGTAAGAACCAATTTCTATTTGGTGCTGCGGGTACAGGCAAGACGTTTAGTGCATTGTTCCTTGCATTGCAAGCAGTCATGGATTTGAAGACCAAGTACGAGAAAGTAATTTTGGTTCGCTCTCTTATTCCTACACGGGAAATTGGTTTTCTGCCCGGTGATGAGGAAGACAAGGCTGCACTCTATCAAGTGCCATATCAGAACATGGTTCAGTTCATGTTTGAGCAACCCAACGAACAGGCATTCACTAATCTATATGACCGCCTCAAGGGGCAGGGTACACTATACTTTCTGTCAACTTCTTTTCTACGGGGGTTGACATTTGATAACGCAATCATTATAGTAGATGAATGTCAGAATATGAACTTCCATGAGCTTGATACTATTGTCACCCGTGTTGGTCAAGACTCAAAGATTATGTTCTGTGGTGACTTTGATCAATCTGATTTACAGAGGACAAACGAAAAAAATGGATTACATGACTTCCTCAGAATTCTTGAGGAGATGGATGAGTTTAACTGTACTGAGTTTACCATTGGTGACATTGTACGGAGTGGGTTTGTACGTTCTTATCTCATTAATAAAATTAAACTGGGCATAGGGATGGAATAATGGAAATATTTTATTTGTTTACGGTGAGTCTAATAATAGGTCTGTGGTCTTGGGCTATCTATGAATTACATATACTTAGGAAGAGGTTAAAGAAATGGATTTAGAAAAACTTAGAGAACAACTAGAAATCGATGAGGGTGTGAAATATGAGGTATATAATGACCATCTTGGTTATGCTACTTTTGGCGTGGGCCATTTGGTCCTTGAGTCTGACCCCGAATATGTTGATGAAATCGGAACTCCCGTCAGTGAGTCCAGAGTCATTGAAGCCTTCGAACAGGATTGCGAAAACGTCCTGTCAGACTGCAACATCCTTTATGAAGACTTTGACGATTTGCCAGAGGAAGCTCAACAAGTAATTGCCAATATGATGTTCAATATGGGCCGCCCCCGTTTGAGCAAATTTAAGGGTATGAAACGTGGTGTGGATTCCCGTGATTGGAATGCTGCCGCAGATGAGATGGTAGACAGCGGTTGGTATCGTCAGGTAACCAATCGAGCAGATAGGCTAGTAGCGAGAATCCGCGCCTTGGCATAATGAAAAATGGATAAAGACCTAAAACTTCCAAATTATTATACCCAAAGACAATGGGATCGTATTGTGGGTTTTGGTAAAATTCCTGATGAATATTCTATAGAATATTTAAAGAAAAAAGATATTGATAAAATTGGTAAAGAGTCAGATAAATAATGTTTAATCATGTAGGGGTAGAGTTGCAACCCATAACAGCAACTAACAATAACGGTGTACGTTTATACGCAACACCAGAGGGTAACAAGTATCCATCAATCACAACCGTTCTGTCAGTCCGTAACAAGAAGGGGCTGATGGAGTGGCGTAAGAGGGTGGGTAATGAGGTTGCCAACCATGTCGCACGGACTGCTGCTAATCGTGGCACCAAGGTTCACCATATGTGTGAGGACTACCTCAACAACATGGAGTCCGATTATCCATCCAAGTGGGCAGAACACAAGAAGAATTTCTTGCCATATTGTCTTTTTAGTCAATTAAAGTCTGTTCTATGCAATATAGATAACATTTATGCTCAAGAAGCAGGACTCTATAGTGATAAATATAAGGTAGCGGGAAGGGTTGATTGTATTGCAGAGTACAATGGGGTGCCGTCGATTATCGACTTCAAGACATCAACCAAAGAGCGTAAAGATGAATGGAATGAGAATTATTACATTCAAGGTTCTGCATATGCAGAGATGTTCGGAGAACGAACTGGCATAGAAATCTCTCAAGTAGTAATTTTAGTAGTAACAGAAGATGGAACTGTCCAAGAATTTGTAAGAGACAAACACGAATACCTTGATGCTCTAGTGGAAACCGTTGCAGAATGGAGCAAACAGAATGAAACATCTAGTAGCAGTACTGGCAGTGTTTCTGTTAATGGGTAGTCAAACCTTAGCGCAAGACACAATTCCAGAACCAGAAATTTTACAAGACTTACCGGATTTTGTGATGGTAAATAAACCTGTGGTATGTGGGCCTATAAAACAAGTTCTTAAAAAGATTAAAGAGTTTAATGAGGTTCCCGCAGCTGCATGGATGGAATCAGAACACAAAACTGGTGTTGGATTTTGGATGAACGAGAATACTGGAACAACTACAGTGGTAGAACTAGTGGGTGATAAAATGTGTATTCTTAGTCAAGGTATGAATGGGGTGAAAATTCCTATCACAGAAAAAATTAAAGGAATGCCAATAAAGTACTTGACTTATTAGCTCCCGTGTGGTATAAATAAGATACAATTTGATGATACGAATTGAAAACTGAACTGGACCGGGGGGCAGTACCCCGCGCCTCCACCAAAAGGAGATTATTATGGTGTTAGAAATATTGGGGGATTCAGATGAAGAACCCTCTTGTAAAAAAAATATCGGTAGCAATGTTTAGATTATATATTACATGGAGCATATGTGCTGATATTATATTGATAGCTGGTATTATTGCTTTGCTTCTTGGTTATGGTAAAATCTCTTTTTGATGGGGGCGAAATAGGATCGACAGACAGGGCCGGATGAGTGGAGAATTGTGGATTGACCGCCTTATAGGTCAAATTAGTAAATGCAAACGATAATATTGCATCTCAAGATTTCGCTCTAGCAGCGTAATTGGATAGGGTTTCGGTGGGTTTCCTAGTAACAGAATAACCTACCACTTTATTCAAAAAGGGTATTGACAAATAGATATTAATATGTTATACTCTGTAAATAATGTCACTGATGAGTTTGTGAAATTCAAACGAAACACTTTGTGTCTGACAATATTGTCAAAAACATCATCTTGAAAGGATGAATTACTACATGACTATGACTACAACTACGAAGGCAACTAAGGTTATTGCCGCTCTCGAAAACGGTACTGAACTTACTGCAAAACAAATCAGCGCACGATATGGCGTTAAGAACGCTCGCGCTTTGGTTAGTTCCCTTCGTATGCAGGGATACCCTGTATATCTCAACAAGCGGGTTAGCTCGTTTGATGGACAGACCTACAGCAAGTACCGTTTGGGTACTGCACCACGTTCTGTGGTTGCTGCTGGATATCGTGCTATTGCACAGGGTGTCTAACTAAATACCACTACTAATGGGTGATGCCATAATACATCCGCGAGGGGCCAATGGTTAGCCCCTCAACTTTTAAAAGGAGACTAAAACAAATGAAGAAACTAATTATCGGAATTGCACTTGCAACCAGTATTTCAACTGTTGCAATGGCAGGAGATAAAGCAGTTCTGCCTGCTGTATCAAATATTGACATGTCTTTTGTGACCGACACTGAACGTAACACAACGAAGGAAACAACTACCACAAAATTTGGTATTGTTGCTGGAATTAAAGGGTTTAAATTATCAGCTCTACCAAAGTTCAGTTGGGATAAAGAAGAGATTTCTAATATTGAACTTGCCGCAGGATATACATTTGATGTGACTGATTCCTTTGGTATTACGCCTTATGGTGAAGTTAATTTTGATAATGACCTTAACACAGGTGATAAAATTATCGGTGTAAAAACACGCCATAAGTTCTAAACTTAGAATAACGGGATGGAAAGTTAGGCGTGTGTCACCCGTCGCACTTAATGTAATCTAACTTTCCATTTTATTAATAAATTACAAGAGTATATAATGACACTAAACACAGCAAAAACTTTTTCAATGGAAATTGAACGTCTTGCGATAGAGAAAAATATCTCACATATGGATGCAGTACTTGATTACTGCCATCGACAAGACATTGAACCGGATACGGTAGGTAAGTTAATTTCCAAAAGTCTCAAAGAGAAAATTGAGGCCAATGCGAGAGACTTAAACTTTCTTCCACGACAGGCTCAACTCCCCGTATGACATATGAACTGAAAGTTCCAAACGGAACATACACGGCAAATAATTTATTTGCTCTGTTCTTCACTGTAGTCAAACATAGATTACATCATTTAATTAAAGACAGGAAGTTTATGGACTGATGAAACATCTTAGA